CCATGATTGGACCCGATAAGATTAACCCCGTAGGATGTGTACTTGCGATGATCTAGGGATACATCAAAGGTTATGTTCTTACTGAGTCTAAAGTATGCCTCTAGCGTTTGTGCCAACATCCAACCACTCATATAATCGTGATTACTAGGATTGAAAATTACGTGTACATCCGCCATAGGAACCATCTTCTCTATAGCTCTAACATACATGTGCTTTGCGGCAGTAAAGGCTTGATTCCACATTCCTGAAGTGTCCTGTGGAGTTCCGCTAGTCGTAGTCCTCTTAGGGCTATCTATATGCAGTACATCGTTTCCTATGATGAAGAATATCTTATCAATTGGAAATCCAGAAGCCTTAGATAGTAAGCCATCTAGACCCTCATCTACTTGGCTGACTGCCTTCTGTATATCATAGGGTTGACCTGTTTCTTCCAGGGAAGCCAACTTACCTACGTGTATATCAGATGGGTCTATCACCAAACAGTGAGGATCATATAATGGTTTTCTTTTAAACGGGGTGAATGTGGGAGAGTACTCTCTAAGCTCCTCAAGTATTGGCTCAAAGGTATCTTCAACCACACTAGAGGTTAACCCCCCACTCTTAGTTACCACAGAGAACCTAAGTTCTCCTGATGCACTCTGCCAATGCTTAACGCTTACTACATCATCTTTATCAATGCCTCTCTCAGCTAGATGAACATCTAAAGCGGTGTTTCCATTAACACTAACATTCTCTCCCCTATATTCATTGATAATCTCCTGCTCCTCCTTTGATAGTCTAAATCGTTTGTTTCCCATGCTACGAATTTACTAAATATAATGACTATCTTTGAAATGTTTCTTCCTTTCTCCTTGGGGGTTTGTCTTCGGACAGCCCCCTTTTTTATATCATTCTCAAAGTATCTACTGGAATATATACCATAAGTTCCCTGTCGTATAGCGAACCCTTTCTTGGATTCTTCATGCCTCCCCAACTACATCTAGAGTTCTTAATGTCCGACAACCAAAAATATCCAATTCGGTTATTATTAAACCTGTAAACTATACAGCAATTACTCTCCTCCTCCAAGGAATACTTCTGCACGTTGGCTAATTTTCTTAGAGATATTCTTACATCATAAATCTCAGCGAAGTCTTTATTCATTGTCTTAACCTCTGCAAAGCAAACCCTCTTTTCACCTTTATATACAGAAGCATCTACAGGAGACATTGGTTGATGAATCTTGAATGTCACTCCAATTGCTTCACAGAACTTATTAAGAGTATCTATCTCTCTAGTTCTGTCACTTTGTTTTTCAAATACTTTCTCTTTCATTACTTCACTTTAAGATATAACAACCCTTACTGCCATAATACTATTATAGCTGCTGAAGCAAAGAACTAACGGATTCCTTACTTACGCTTATCCATCTTCTTGACACCTGCCAATGCTTGCTGCGCTACTAGTATTAACTCCGAAGAGTATGGCATGACCATGTTGACGGTTGTAGGTCAGAGCATGGGTTTGTCGTAGCCGCTTGAAGCGATAAACTCTTACTTACTTTGAGGTTGTTCTTACCGTCTATCCGATCAGGTAACATGGGTCAAAGACTTTAAAAACACCCACTATTTTCAGCAAAGCTATTATAAAATTTCATTGAGCCACCTTGAAGATAAAAATTCTTAACTTTGTAAGACTATGTGAACCTGAAAAGTGAGGATGAGTGCTTTCAATATTAAGACCCTATTGGGTGTCGGGATACCTTACGTTGTATTCTTTTTTACTCCGATTGCGTGGAGCATTGTTGGAATTGGAGTTTTGTTGTGTGCTGACCTTTTCACAGGCATAAGGGCAGCAAAAGCTAGAGGCGAGGAGATTAGGTCAAAGCCAATGGGTAGAACTGTAGGCAAGATGCTATACTACGGTTTAGCAATCATCATTAGTAGAGTAATGGAGTTAGCGTTTATACCTTGGCTACCAGTTTCACAACTAACAGCAGGTTACATAGCTATCGTAGAGTTCAAGTCAAACATGGAGAATATTGGTGAACTTACAGGTACAGATATTTGGACTCGTATAAAAGAGGTGATTGAAAGTTCTCTTGGAAGAAAACAATAAATGTCAAAAAAGAAGGGTCCAGAGATAATAATCAACGGAAAACCTAAAAAGCCAAAATTTGTTTGGGAAGGAAAGCCCAAAATGACCAAAGCTGAAGAAGCGAAGTGGTGGCTAAAGGAACAAGAAAGATGGGTAGAGGGTTACAAGGGGCTTAAAGGTCTACACTACTTCTACATAACCCAAATTAAGATTAAGACACCTAGAGGAGAAAAAATCCACCCTTGGTGGAGGGATGTGGATGAATGGGTAATAGATGAATACTATGAGGCTACCAGGCTGGGGGAAGACCTCTGCATCTATAAGAGGAGGGGTATAGGTTTATCCGCACTCTTTGGTGCTGGAGTTGCACTATGGAAAGCCCTTACCTCACCAGGCTCCACATCCTTATTGACATCAAACAATAGAAGTAAGACTGAGAAGCTATTCAACGAGAAGGTTGCGGTAGCTTACGAGAACCTTGACGAGTGGATTAGACCAGAGAAGAAGTCACAAAGACTTACTGGTTATATGACCATTGATGTAAAGGACGAGACAGGTATGCCTACGGGTAACTTATCCAATGTACTTGCTAGACAGACTAGTGATTCTAGAAAAGATGCTGCAAACTTTGAGTCGGAACGTGCGGCTCACGCTTTTATTGATGAGTTGTTTCTGCATGATTATGCTTCTGAAGTAAGGCAGTCTATTCAGGCTTGTCTGATGGATGACTTTGAGAAGATTGCACCAGTAGTATTTGGAGGGTCGGCAGGTATTGTATCTGAGTCTGGCATCAAGGAGGCAGAGATGATGTGGAAAGAGGCTGAGTCATTGAATGTCCGTACAGTTTTTATTCCTGGCACTATGGGAATTAGTCGTGCGCCTGAGTTTGATGAAAAGGGTCAGATGACAGGAAACTTCTACAACTTCTGTCCTAACGGATGGTCTGACAAGAAGGGTGCTGAGGAGTGGATAATCAAAAGAAGGGAGTACCTTGATAGGTCAGATGACAAGCGAGACTACATAGGATTTGTAAAGTCTTACCCTACGGTAATTGATGACATCTTTGAGATGAATAACGTGGGGATAATCCCAGAGGATATTCTGCCAAAGATTAATCAACAGAAAAAAAGAATCGTTGCAGAGCCTAGACCTGTAAATACTTACGACCTTTTAGATAACGGGGATAGAGTTGTTGCAGTTGCTAATAGCAAGGGAATGTTCACGATACTTGAACACCCAATACCAAGTGAAACTTACAGAGCAGGTACTGACCCTATTCCAATGGTTGATACCTCAGATATAGACACAAAGAAGGCATTAAAAACAGGTAAGCGTTCGGTTCATTCCACGATAGTCAAGCGTCCAAGCACACAAGAATACGTTGCGTACTATCAAAGGAGAACAAACGACCCTATTACTATTTACCAAGAGACCATGTTGTTGCAGAGGTACTACAATGACTGTCAGAACCTTGTGGAAAGAAATGAGGGTAGGGTTCTTATGGATCAGTACAGGGCTTTTGGAACTTGGGCTTATTTGGCGAACCAACCTATCATTACAGGGAATAAGTCATTTGACAGAAAGGCAGCAAAGGGATTTCATAAGGATAAATGGAATAGAGATACTATATATAACTTCTTCTTTGAGTATCTTAGGAACCACTGCGATAAGATTTGGCTACTAGACATTATCAACCAACTACCTGATTTTCACGTTAGTAATACTGACCTTTTAGATGCTTTGGTGTCCTGTGAACTCTTTGATAGGGACCAGATAAAGAAGAGTGAAAAGAAGTTTGCAAAGCCTAAATTTAAGGAGGTTAGCTACGTCACAACTGACGAAAGAGGACGTAGGGTGACTAAGTGGCAAAAAATCCCGATATTTGAGGGTGGGGAACTCCCTGGGAATCAGAAAGGTACAGGAACGCTATGGCAGACAAGAACTCACCCAGAAGGGCAGGATCAGTAGTGCAATGGAGGGGAAAGAATGGACAGACGAGTACAGGGTATTACCTAGGAATGGGTTACGATGGGGATTTGAATACAGGGGTAAGGACGTATGCGATAATAGTAAAAGACATAGATGGTCGGGTATTACAGCTACCCTACTCAATAATACAATTTGTGAAAGATGATACTGGACAACAGCCATAGTATAGATATAGTCTACGATAAGCCCGATAGTTATTTTGACAAGAAGGAAATTGAAAAGAAGTACGGCAGCTTAGAAAACTGGTATGCTCAGAATGTTCGGTTCATATCCGCACATTACAATATTGCTACTAATTCTGACGATACAAATAGAGAAGGCAGAGAGGGTGTCAAGCGTTGGGCTGAGACAACTATTGTAGATCAGATCATCAATAACTACCGATACTTTATGGGTACGCAAGAGAACTTCAACTTTGCGTATCTAACTGAGGATGAGAAGGGTGGAGAACTCCCAGCCCCTTACGTAAAGGGTGAGCAGGTTTATGAGATGCTTGAGTATATGCGTGGTGGTATCAGAAAGATCATTAACTCTACAAAGATATCAGTAGAGAGCCTAGACCCCTCTAAGGTATCCAAGAAGCTAGAGCAGGTTCAGTTAATTAAAATGAAAAAGGAATTGGCTGAGTTCTTTAATAATTCTCTTGAGCAGTTTGGAATGGGCTTCTTCCCAGAAGGTATTGGAAACAATATTGATATGGATGAGGCTATGGAGAAGGTTATGAAGTCTCCTATTGATGAAATGGAAGAGTATGGTCTTGACTTGATCAACGACATAGTTAGCAGGAATAGATTAAAGGATACTATGATGAAGGCGTTTACGGACGCTGCGATAGGACGCTACTGTGGAGTATATGTGGATGAGGTTAACGGAAGACCTTACACAGAGGTAATACCTCCATATAATCTAATCCTAGATATGTCTAACGACTCAGACTA